TTGGGTGATTGCCATGATTGGCTCCTTATGAATCTAAGATTGATATAAGTTCTGGATAACCTGCTTCTTTGAACTTGTTAGCCAGTGTTACGTTGTGAGTCCTTACGGCCTCTTTCATATAAAAAATTAGAACCTGTCTAATTTGATTCCTAAACGCTTCTGCTTGATCTCGTATGGCAGGGTGCGATTGGCTTCCAACAGAAATAATCTTATCTAAAGCCCGCTCTGCCACTTCTTCAGGAGTAAACCCACGACCACTTGTAGTCGCAACAGTTACGCCAGCTCCACCTAACAAAAACGAAAGTTCGTCTGTTTTCATACTATTTGACCGGATACCTTACTTGAGGAGTTCTATACATATCTTGACGGTTCTTAGCATCACCAAGCTCTTTGAGTAGTGCTAACGCTTCTTGGTAGCGGTCTATGTATACCTTCATGACATCAGCTTCTGCCTTCATAAACGTACCGGCTTCTACAAGTGAGCCATACAATAGAACCGCATCAAACTCGTTTCCTAGCCAAGATGTTCCTGCGTCTACAATAGACTCTGGGTAGTAGAAGTAATGTAACTCCACACCATAATTAGCATCAGGTGTTGGCCCTAAAATAAACGCATCCTCGTTAAATAGTCCGTAGTGCGTTGGTTTGCCTGTGTCTGTAGGGTCAGGAAAAGACTCTCTAATAAAGTTAACGTCTTTATTAAGTAAAAATAACTGTGTGCTATCCGTGTCAATAATAGACATAGAAAATACTGACAAGAAGTCAGCTGGCACACTTAGATACTTATCCCCAGACGTCGTAGACCCTGTAACATTCTTACGGAATTCAGGCATCTGGACGGTGTTGTATACCCGCTGCTCAGCCTGACGAATGAACGTGTCAATCTGTTCTTTGCCCGTAAAGTTTGTGGCAGCCCCAGAGGTGTCGTTTACCGACGTGTTAGGAAACGTATTTTCTACGTACCCCTGGATAGTCTCAAATAAAGTAGAGTAGTTCATTAGGCTGTTCTTTTGCTAAACCCTGTTCCTTTAGTAGCTGCACCAGCACCCTTCATCTTCTGTGTCTGTGTATTAGGCACATTGTTAGGGTATCCTGCTGTATTTGGTACAGGCACTTCTTTAGGTTGTGTATACTTGTTTGTGTCTTTCATGACAACTCCTTAACTAGTTGTTACCGTTACTGTTCCGACCTGTGCGTCGGCTTCTAAATTATCTGTCAGTCCTGTCAGTTGCAGTGGGTTAGTTAACCCTACCGGATTCCACCCCCATTGTATATCTCTAGACTGTTGATAGCTATTATCTGGCCTAGGATTACGCAAAGCCTGAGGATCATCCACAGGGTACATACCTAACTGATTCTGCGGTTGATCTGGTTCCCAGCATGTAGGACACACCAGAATGTTAGTGTTTTTGGTCTTGATTACTACTTCTTTTAGCTCTTTGAGCTTGTATCTAAACCCACACCGGTCACATTCTGCTATAGCCTTCTTGCCAGAAGCAAACTTAGTCGGCATATCTAACCTTAATACATCATCTGTCGAGGTGCTACTCTTAGAGAAGCCTTCTCTCTATCCTCTGCCGCAGCAAAATTCCACTGCTCTTCGTAAGCTAGTTTTAGCATTTCTATCCTGTTGGCAGCTTCAGGGAGCTTTAGTGACAAATAATAAGCCAGCCCAGCTACCATACAAGGTAGGAATCTAAACGGAATATCCTGAGTATTTACGCCATTCCCAGCATCTTGGATGCGACGTAGTCTCCAATATACGAAAGTATAGTTACCGTTGTCAGGGACAGGCCATACATTAATGGTAGGATACACCACTCCATCGACAGGGTCCGTAGCACCAGATTGCCTATCCACCCATACCTGAATCGGTCTACCTTGAGAGTTCTTGTTAGGTATCGTTGAGTACCCAGAAGAGCTGATTCTACTGATATTGATATCATTTTGGTTTGTGCCAGTGCCCGTCCGGATCACATGATCTAGCAGATCAATAGTATCAACAGGAAGGTTATAAGTAATAGTGCCTTGCGTAAGGGCGATGCTACCTTGATCGACCGTCCATAAATTAATGCCACGATTAGCCCATTCTATAGTTAGTAAGTTTAAAGACCTACGTGCAGTACGCATATCATAACCCGTACGCAACTCTGCCCCACAACGCTCAAACGCCTCTTCTACAAGGTTATTGAGGTCTAGGTTAAATGTACTTGTACCTTTTGTAGTCATTTATTTTCCTAAACTACGTATTTAACAAACTGTGCAATGATGATGGCTATCACACCAAAAATTAAGTACCCCTCGAACCGCCACATCTTTTTATCAAGTATACCTAGTTTTTCTAGTACAGCTGCGTATCTAGCAGCACATTCACGTTCATGGGCATCAAGCTGAGCCTGCGTTGTAGTAACCGTACCGGCCCCATTTACTGCGGGTTTCCTAGCGGTTTTGCGTGGCGCTCTGCGCTTACGTGGTGGTTTTACAACAGTAGTTTCGCTTGATTTACTTGCCATGTCTTATCCTTTATGAATCGGCTGGCTCAGGCGTATTGCCCTCTGCTAACCACTCTAGATATTCTTGATAGTCTCTGTTTGCTTCGTCTATAGGAATAGAAGCATTGTCTGACAATCTAATTATTCCTAATTCTTCGTTTGTTACTGGATGAGTAGGTATTAATTTATACATTTATAACTCCGCATCTGCGTATACTGGTGAATAACTACCGCTGTAACCAAAAGAAGCATAAGCACTACCGTTTGTGTATCTCAACGCATGAGTTACATAAGCGCCTCCAGCAGTACCTGAGACTGCTCCACTAATTGTAGGTGCTGCTCGTTTTTCAACTTTAAACTGCCAGTTAACATAATTAGTTGTTGCCCCGTAACCACTCCAAAGTGCCGCTGACGTATCTAACCCAATAGCTTCAAGATATCTTTGGCAAAGTTGATGTTCAGTAGTATAAGGACGATGCTCAAACTCAGTAGCTGACTCACCAACTTCTAGTTGGACTCCTGTGATATAGAGTGTTGCTCCTGATGTACCGACTACTGATGTTGCTCCTGTGGCATTAAAGTAACTGGCACCATCCCATGACCCAGCAGTTCCGCTATAAGTTGAACCAGCACCTAGTCCAATATAAAGAGTTAAACCATAAGAATTAGTTGTTTGCCATGTTCCAGATGTGTCGCCTGGAATAGTAATTGTTTTTTGTTCCCAAGTGTTTGCGGAAGATACTACATAAGTAAAAGCATATGAACGGGAACCAGCATTCCCAAGAACACCACCAAATGTTCCAGTTAAACTTGATCTAACATAAAAAGATAAGGTAATTGTTTTAGCTGTAGACTTTCCAAAATCTAAATCTGCTACGTTGTAACCTTCAATATGTTGACCTATAATAAAATAATCGCTAGCAGTGACAGAATACGCAGAGCTAGATGTAACGCCTAAATAATTAGTAAACCCAGCAGGGGGCGATACTGAACCAGCGTTTTGTTCAACAGTAAACTTAGATGCTTGCGACGCATAACTAATCCATCTATCAAGTGTGTAGCTACCGTTTGTAGGTGTAACACTAGCACCGGAATTTCTTTGGTCAATTACCATGTTGCCATTGATGATCCTGTTCTTGCCTACTGTGTTATAAGCATTAGGCGTAGCACCGTTGATCGACGCGGTTGTGCCGTTGTTAGAATCTAGTATTGTGTCTACTGCAATAGTGCTCATTAGTCAGGCCACCTTTGGTCTTGTACTACCGCAATAAAAGCGTCAATGTCTGCCGCTGCTGTAATCGCTGCTTCTAATCTGTCACATTCTGCCACAATAGCAGCTCTTTTTGTAACTATATCAGCGGGGATATCAACGTTTCTTTCCGACTTACGAATAACCATCCAGTCAGTTTCAGCTAGCATCGTACCAGCAGTATGCTTAACCTGTTTCTTCCAATTAGATTTAAGCCCAGGAGTTACTAACTGCTCTTCTGTGTCAACCATAACAGGATTATCTGGATCAGAGTTATCTAGCACCTGAACATAGACAGGATCACCATTCTCATCAACTTCAGCACGATCCTCTAGTTCTTTAGGCAAGTTGATGTCGCCATTCCAATAGAACCTATCGTCTGCTCTTGGCGGGTCATTAACCCATACGATATTAATCGCTGTGCGTTCTGCCTCTGTTGAAAGTTGTAGCCAGTTCGCTGGATATTGGATATCCATGTAGGTAAATGCTTTACCGATTCTTAAAGGTTTGTCATTTTGATAATACATAGTTACCTCGCTAAAGCGTTTTTAAAGGGGTTTTCAGCAAATGCTGCATACAAATAGGTATAGCCACTCTGATTTACTTCAGTTTGTGTGCTTATACATTTCCAACCATTTGATAGGAAATCACCGCCTTTGACTGTTGGAGTATATTCTGCACTATTGTAATTAGGTTCAAGTTGGTGATCGACTAGGTTGTATGTGTCTCTTGCTGAATCAAACATTGTCCAGTGACCAGTTCGATCAACTGCTTTTAAAATAATAAAAGCTGGTCTAAAGCCTGTGTAAATAAATGGACCATCAGAAGAGCCATTACCTGTGTAGCTACCAAATGCTGAGAAGCCTTCTACTGGGGCAAAGCAATACATTACATAGTTGTTTGTATCGTTAATTGCAGATGATGTACCAATAGTTACAAGGCTTGATGTTGGTTTTGTATTATTCCAGTAGGCAGAGCCAGACAATCTTGCATCAGTTGTGTTGAGACGCATTAGGTAAGCTGCTGGAACTGTTGGATGTGTGCCTATGTGATAACAGGAAGTAAACGTTGCGGTACTTAAATCATGCACAAATACCCATTCAGGTGCTACTCCTAAGCCATGACCTAATGTATCACTAGCACCACCACTACCTGTGTAAGTAAAGATGCTGATACCTGCTGTTGGATTAGCAGATACAGTTGTAGTAATAGAGCCATCTGTATTACTGACTGTGCCGTTAGCGCCTTTCCAGTTCCAAGCCACATAAGGTTGTGAGCTTTGATTAACTCCAATAAAACTACCTAAAGTAAACCCATCAGCATCAAAAGAAGCTAGACCTTCAGAATTAGTATGCTCC